TTAGATAAACACTACACGGAGAAACTGAATGAGGCTGAACAAGATAATACGGCTCTGCGCACTTAGCTTGCCCGTGGCCATCGCAGGATGCTCGTCTCTTGACAAAAAATCCTGTTCAGACCGAACGCCCTCCTCAACCCGCAGGCTGGGCCATGATGGCACCATCGAACTCTCTGCAGAAACTGGACAGCGTATTCTTTATTGTCCGGGAAGGCATCATCCGAGACCAACAAAAACTGATGTATCTTCAGTGTTATATTCGGCAGTTCTGCCTGCGAGAGTAAGAAGAGATAGCTGTTTCATTATGTGGTACGTGCCCATTATTACGATCCGATTTACGCGAGTTTATAACATTAACAAAAATTGGAGTGCTAATGATGATTTTTACGTTACTCAAACCGCTTTTTGATAGTGACAGAGTTTTTTCATGGTTGATTGTGGGAGTATTCTCCGCCTGGGGCGGTATCGTCCGATATTTAATGGAAAACAAGGCATCTGGAAAAAAGTGTTCATGTCATGAGGTTTTCAATCAAGTCGTGATTTCCGGATTTACGGGCTTTTTAGCGGGGATTTATGGCTATGAACAAGGGTACAGTGAGTTTATGACCATGGTCTTCTCCGGTTTAGGGGGAGCATTAGGTAGCCGTTTATTGGACTTGTTATGGAAGAGATTTGCTAATTCATTAGAAAAAGAAAAACACTCTAAACATTAGCTATAGTGACAAGCCGCCTCGCGCTGCTAATTTTCAAGGGGTGATATATATTGAACGTTTACCAGAGAAATAAAAGATAACCCATAAACCATTGCTTGATAAATGCGATAATATATTTTTATGGCACCTTGTATAGACGTACATTTATTTTTACTGAATGTAAATATAACTCAGTGTCTTTTGAAATGAAATGACCTAAAGAAAATGGGTGACTTTCCTTGTGGATTAAAATGAGTGGTTCATATAAAATATTTTATTATCTTATAAAATTAAATAAAAATTATTTACATTAAATTCCTCTTGCCGAAAAATTCGGCCTGGAGAGTCGTTAGCGCTGTCTTTGTGGTGTTTTCACATTTATGCTTTTTTACTCTTTCATATGACACATCGGGGAAAAGCGTGCGGGGTTAAGTCAGTCGAGATTTTCATCCATCTTGCTGTTTGGACTACATACATTGTCGAATACAGGGAATGCCTGTGGCGATATTTCAGCGATACCATAAGCTGTCAGATAAGTCTGTTGGTACGGAGGTTACAATGAAAAACGATGTTAATGGCCTTAATCTCATTAAACAGTTTGAGGGACTCAGGCTCCGTACCTATCAATGTTCAGCCAATGTATGGACCATTGGCTATGGTCATACAGCAGGTGTCGGCGCGGATGATGTCATAACCGAAGAGCAAGCCCTTTTCTTATTGCGTCAGGATGTAGCTGAGAGTGAGAAGGCTGTCAATCAGCATGTGCATGTTCCGCTTACGCAAAATCAGTTTAATGCCCTTGTCTCGCTTGTTTTCAATATCGGTGTCGGGAATTTTCGCACCTCAACGCTACTGAAAAAACTGAATGCCGGTGATTATGACGGCGTGGCTCGAAAATTTCGGCGTTGGGTTCATGTCGGCGGTAAAACGCTCCCCGGTCTGGTACGAAGAAGAGAGGCTGAAAGTGCACTCTTCCTGGAATAAGTGACAAAGCTAAACACGTTTCTTTATTTATAAGCATGAAAAAACAACTGGTGTCAGCCAGGGGCGGTAGCATGTTTTTTTTCAGGGAAACACCCAAGTAATTAACTTGCACTCCATGTAAATAATTTCATCAAGATTATTTGTCCTCATTATTCATTGTAAAGAGAAGGATTGAACTCATGGCTATTACCGCAGATGACATTGCAGTGCAATATCCCATTCCTACCTATCGCTTTATCGTGACCCTGGGCGATGAGAAGGTGCCGTTTACCAGTGCCTCCGGTCTGGATATTAATTTTGACACCATTGAATACCGGGACGGTACCGGCAATTGGTACAAAATGCCCGGCCAATGCCAGGCACCTAATATTACGCTGAGTAAAGGGGTATTTCCGGGCAAAAATGCGATTTATGAATGGATTAATTCCATACAACTTAATCAGGTTGAAAAGAAAGACATTATGATCAGCCTGACCAATGAAACCGGCACGGAAGTGCTGGTCAGCTGGAATATTGCCAACGCCTTCCCAACGTCACTGACATCCCCTTCATTTGATGCGACCAGTAACGAAATCGCGGTACAGCAAGTAACGCTCATGGCTGATCGCGTGACCATTCAGACTGCCTAATAAAGAGGAAAAGTTGCCATGAACGTGACAACCACTTATCCCGGCGTTTATCTCAGTGAAAATGCCGTATCAAGCTTTTCGGTAAGCAGTGCCGCCACTGCCGTGCCCCTTTTTGTGTACGACAGTCAAAGTGTTGCCACGACGAGTGAAGCGATCCAGGTTTTCCACAATTGGGCGGAATTTACCACCCTGTACTCTACGCCGCTGAAAGACGCTTTTTATACCAGCCTGAACGTGTGGTTTATGCACGGCGGCGGTAAATGTTATTTGGTTAACGAGGCCAATATCGCCGACGCGGTGGCGCAATATGATGATATTACGCTGATTGTTGCGGCAGGGACAGATACCGCCACTTATACCGCGTTCAACGCGGTGGTGAGTCAAGGCTACCGTATCTTTGGCCTGTTTGACGGCCCGAAAAAGAAAATTGCCGGCACGGCGAAGTCGGATGAAGTCATGGAAGATTATCCTGTCTCCCCGTATGGTGCCGTGTTTTATCCGTGGTGCAACCTGACCTCGGGTGAGGAGGTGCCGCCAAGTGCCATCGCCGCGGCCTCCATTGCCCAAACAGACCGTACGCGTGGCGTCTGGAAAGCTCCGGCCAACCAGACCGTGAATGGTGTCACCCCCGCGTTTGCAGTCAGTGATGATGTCCAGGGACAGTTCCATCAGGGCAAGGCTCTGAACATGATCCGCACGTTCTCAGGACAGGGCACCGTGGTATGGGGTGCCCGCACCCTCAAGGACAGTGATAACTGGCGTTATATCCCGGTTCGCCGCCTGTTCAACGCGGTTGAGCGGGATATCCAAAAAGCCCTGAATAAACTGGTCTTTGAACCCAATAGCCAGCCGACCTGGCAGCGAGTCAAGGCCGCAGTAGACAGTTATCTGCATGGTCTGTGGCAACAGGGCGCGCTGGCCGGTAGTACCCCCGCTGAAGCCTGGTTTGTTCAGGTAGGCAAAGATATCACCATGACTCAGGAAGAGATTAATCAGGGAAAGATGATCATCAAAATCGGCCTGGCCGCGGTTCGTCCGGCAGAATTCATCATCCTGCAGTTCAGCCAGGATATTGCGCAATAATTCACTGAAGGAAAAGAACATGCCTACAGTCACATCTGTACCGGGCGTCTATATTGAAGAAGATGCCTCGCCGGCGATGTCGGTGAGTCTGGGGGCAACGGCCATTCCGTTATTTGTTGCTCGTTTTGTCCCTCTCAAGCCAGAACTGGTGGGCGTCATTACCCGCATCGGCAGCTGGCTGGACTATTCCACCCTGTTTGATACCGCCGTGGTTTCTTCCGCACGCGTCAGCGTGACGTCAACGGCTGTTGAAACGCCCCCTGCAGCCGAAGAGCTCAAAACGATGTTGTCTAAAGCGGCAACGACAGCGCTCACCGGTGAGAAACAATATACCTACCAGATTAATGATATTGAGGTCCTGGACCCGACGGCCTCCGTCGCCCTGCGGCTCTATTTCCAGAACGGCGGTGGCCCTTGCTACCTCTATCCGCTGGGAAAATCAGACGATAAAGACCAATTGGCCGCGTTGCCGGGGCTGATCGACGAAGTGGGGGAGATCACGCTCCTTGCCAGTCCAGACCCCGATGAGGCTTACCGTAATGCAGTGTATAGCGCCCTGGCCGTTTCACTCGGTCAGCATAAAGGGTATTTCTTGCTGGCCGACAGCCGCGATGGCGAAGCGCCCAGCTCGGTAAATGGTTCCGCCCAGGTTGCAGTGTATTACCCGAATGTAATGGTGCCTCACACCTGGAAGATGGATGACATGCAGGTCGCCATCGACGGCTACACCGACGGGACCGCGACGACGATCGCCACACTGGCCGCGCTTCGTGTCGTTAACGCCAATTTCGCCGGCGAGATTGCGCAAACCCTGTCCAGTAAACTGGTTGCAACGCTGTTGCTCCCGCCTTCTGCATTAATGGCAGGGGTATACAGCAAAACAGACCGTGAACGGGGGGTGTGGAAAGCGCCGGCGAATGTGGTACTCAATGGTGTCAGCGATGTCAGCGTCCGGGTCACGAATGAGCAACAGGCGGATCTGAACCCGAAAGGCATCAACGTCATTCGTCATTTCAGCGATCGTGGGCTCGTCGTGTGGGGCAGCCGCACACAGCAAAATGATGATAACTGGCGGTATATCCCGGTGCGTCGCCTGTTCGATGCGGCAGAGCGAGATATCAAAAAAGCCCTGCAGCCGATGGTGTTTGAACCCAACAGCCAGCTGACTTGGAAACGTGTGCAGATGGCGATTGATAACTACCTTTACAGCCTGTGGCAACAGGGTGCCCTGGCCGGCAATAACGCGGAAGAGGCGTATTTTGTGCGCGTCGGTAAAGGTATAACCATGACACAAGACGAGATTAACCAAGGGAAAATGATCATTCAGGTTGGGATGGCAGCAGTGCGCCCGGCCGAATTCATCATCCTCAAGTTTACTCAGGACATGTCTCATTAAAGGGGGAAACCCCTTTTCCGACTTTTTGTAAGGATACTGTGATGGCGATGGTTCTTCCCAGGGTTTCGTACAATGAAGCACTGTTAACGCAGGCGTCAAACGACGATCCGGTGACGATGCCCCTGTTTATTGGTTATACCCTTTCTGATATGGCTTCTGATGCGGCGATACCGGCGATGCAGCCCGTCAGTGTGGGATCACTGACGCAGGCGATCAATTTCTTTGGACAACGTGGAACACTGGCGTATTCCCTGCGCCACTTCTTTGAAAACGGCGGGCTGCAGTGCTATGTGCTGCCCCTCGGGGCAGGGAAGGAAGAACCTGCCGCGCGTCTGCAAGACCTGATTGCCGCATTACAGGCGCCACTGATGCTGGAGACGCTTTTAGCGGATGATAAGACCGGTCTGGTCGTAGTACCTGAGCTAAGCGAACTCAATGAGGTGAGTGTTTCCTCCCTTTTCGCCGAGGGGACGTACACGGCCGCGGTTGATACCGATACCCTTTGGTATCAGGGCTGGCAAGCGTTACTCACGCTATGTCGTCAGGCCCCGCAGCGTTTTGCGCTGCTGGAATTACCGGATGATCCGGCGCACGCCGTGACGCTGACCCAACAGTTTTTTTCGACAGATCTGTGCCAGCGCGGGGCGGCATGGTGGCCACGATTAGAAACCAGCTATCAGGATGAGGCGTTGGCACCCATTGTGTTGTCGCCCCTCCCGGCTGTCGCGGCGGCCATTCAGCGCAGTGTCCACGATAACGGGGTCTGGAAGGCGCCGGCCAATATCCCGTTAGCCAAAACCCGCCGTCCAACCCAAAGTATCCTGACGTCTCAGGCGTTACTGGATAACCAGGGAGTGTCCTGCAACCTGATCCGCAGTTTTGTCGGGAAAGGTGTTCGCCTGTGGGGATGCCGGACCTTGCTCAATGAGGAGAATACGGCCTGGCGTTATATCCAGACCCGTTTGCTGGTTAACAGCGTGGAGCACTACCTGAGCAAACTGGCCCGCGCTTACCTGTTTGAGCCGAATAATGCCCAGACCTGGATGAAATTAAAGGGGCAGGTCTGGACGTGGTTGCGTCAGCAATGGCTGGCTGGGGCTTTTTTCGGCACGGTGGAGAATGAGGCCTTTTCGCTCAGGATCGGGCTGGATGAAACCATGACTAAAGACGATATTCGCCATGGAAAGATGATCCTGCAGGTGCGTCTGGCGCTGCTGGCCCCGGCGGAATTTATTATTCTCAGCCTGACGCTGGATCTGCGTGATGGCACGGCCAGTGTGCAAACCGGAGGTCAATCATGATGAGTACACCCGCGGTATCCCATCGTTTTATCGTCAATTTTTTATTTAACAACATTCCCAATCCGTTTGATATCGCGTTCCAGCGCGTCTCCGGCCTGTCGCGCACACTGGAGGTGAGCCAGCACCGGGAGGGGGGCGAAAATGCCCGCAACCTCTGGCTGGCCGGGCAGGTTAACCACGGGAGTCTGGTGCTGGAGCGGGGGGTGATGAATACCTCCCCCCTGACGCTGCAGTTTGATCGCGTCTTGCGCCGGGAAAGCACGCAATGGGCCAACGTGGTGATCATGTTGCTGAATGAAGTTTCACTACCGGTGACCACCTGGACGCTGAGTCATGCCCTGCCGGTACGCTGGCAGATGGGCGATTTGGATGCGAACAGTAACACCGTGCTCATCAACACGCTTGAGCTGCGCTACCAGGATATGCGCATGTTGGGGATAAAACTATGACCGTCGAAATACGGGAGTTGGTCGTGCAGGTTGAGGTCACCGAGCCTGCACCCTCGGCATCGTCCTTGCCATTTGCGGAGCACCGTGAGTGGGACGATCAACGTTGGGTGGACATGATTAAACAAGAGGTGCTGGAACAACTGCTTGAAAGGGGGCGTCAGTGAGCTTACTTGAACGAGGTTTGTCGAAGCTGACCCTCAATGCCTGGAAAGATCGTGAAGGGAAAATCCCTGCGGGCAGCATGAGCGCGATGTATAACCCGGAGAGTATTCAGCTGGATTATCAGACGAGTTTTAACACCGAAGACACCATCAACACGGCGTCGCAGAGCAACCGTTATAGGATTTCCGAGCCGGTCGGCCTCAATCTCACCTTGTTGTTCGACAGCCAGATGTCCGGGAATACCACCCCGATAGAAACGCAGCTGGCGATGCTGAAATCCCTCTGCGCCGTGGATTCGGCTACCGGGTCACCTTATTTTTTGCGCGTCACCTGGGGAAAAATGCGCTGGGAGAATAAAGGGTGGTTTGCCGGTCGTGTCCGTGATTTGTCGGTGACTTACACGCTGTTTGATCGTGATGCCACGCCGCTACGGGCCACCGTGCGTTTGAGTCTGCTGGCGGATGAGAGCTTTGTGATTCAGCAATCCATTAAGGCGCAAAACGCCCCCGATCGTGCACTGGTCAGCGTACCGGATCTGACCTCGTTACCGCTGCTGGCGCTCAGTGCCGGCGGGGCGCTAGCCAGCAGCGTAGATTATCTGTCGCTGGCCTGGGATAACGATTTGGATAATCTGGATGATTTTCAGTCCGGGGACCTGCTGCGGGCGACGAAAGGGGAGGAAGCATGAGCCACATCACCCTCGACATTGCGGGGCAGCGGAGTGCATTGGGGGTCCGGCGTCTGCGGGTACAGCAGTTGATCAATGATATTCCGCTTGCGCAGCTGGAGTTGCGTATTCCCACGGATAATCATGGCGCGGCGGATAATGCGATACAACGGGAAGTCAGCCGTTACACCCTGGGCGCGCGCGTGGTGATTGCACGGGATAAAAAGCCGCTTTTCGACGGTTATCTGGTGCAAAAGAAGATGCGGCTGAAGGGGAAATACTGGTCCGTGAGGCTGGAGGCCCGCCATGCGTTGCAGAAACTGACGTTTTTGCCCCGCAGCCGGGTATTCCGTCAGCAGGATGACAATACCGTCTTGAAGGGGCTGCTGCAGTCTGCGGGGGTGAAACTGACGCAAAAAGCGACGGCTCAGCTCAGCTGCAAGCACGATCAACTGATCCAGTTTCGCCTCAGTGACTGGCAGTTTATTCGCAGCCGTCTGCTGTCCACCAATTGCTGGCTGCTGCCCGATGCCGCCAGCGACGCGGTGATGATCCGCCCGCTGTCCGACGCGGCAACGGCCTCACGGACGCTTACTCGCGATAGTCGCGACTATACGCTGTATGAAGTCAATCTGAGTTTTGATAACCGCTTTACGCTGGACAGCCTGTCACTGCAGGGGTGGGATATTTCCGCACAGCGGCTCACGCCGGCACAGAAAAGCCAGGCTGGCGCTTTTCGTCCCTGGAAACCCGAGGGTAAGGCCGGTCAATCCCCCGCCTGGCAGCAAGACTACGCACTGGCGTTCAGCATGCTGCCTGAAGCCACGCTGAAAACTCTTTCGAGCTCTTGGCTGAACCACCAACAAATGACCGGCGTACAGGGCCATATTGTGCTGGCGGGGACCCGGGACTTCGCGCCGGGGGTCCCCCTGACACTGAGCCGGTTTGGGGCGGGACTGGATGGCACGGCTATCCTGAGCGGCGTCAATCAGCTGTTTGATACTGAGCATGGCTGGCGCAGTGAGCTGGTGATTGGGCTGTCGGCGTCAATGCTGGAGCCCGCGCCACCGGTCCGGTCGATGCATATTGGCACGGTAGCGGATTTTACCGCCGATCCTCAGCATCTGGATCGGATCGCCATTCATTTGCCGGCCCTTAATCTGCCCGAATCGCTTATTTTTGCCCGCCTGAGTAAGCCCTGGGCCAGTCACGCGAGTGGATTTTGTTTTTACCCGGAACCCGGTGATGAAGTCGTGGTGGGGTTTATCGACAGCGATCCGCGTTACCCGATGATCCTGGGGGCGATGCACAACCCGAAAAATATCGCTCCGTTCCCACCGGATGAAAAGAACAATCGTAAGGGACTGATCGTGAGTAAAGCCGACAAGGCACAAGCCTTGATGATAGACACCGACGAGAAAACGCTGAGGCTAATGACCGGTGACAATACGCTCACTTTAACTGGCGATGGAGACATTGCCGTGAGTACGCCGAAGGCCCTCCAATTGTATGCCGATACGTTGGGTCTGCAGGCTGACAGTAACCTGTCGATCGCGGGCAAGCAGCAGGTGGAGATCACCAGCGCAAAAATTAACATGAAAAAATAATCTATTACGGTGAGGTTGCTATGAGTAACGACGTATTAACAGCGACGCTGGGGCAATGCTGGTCATTTCCGCTGCGGTTTGACCCCAACGGCGTCTCCCTGACGGCAGGGACTGAGGCGGTGATGCAGAGTCTGCGCGTGCTGTTTATGACTGAGCCGGGCGAACGGATCATGCGCGAGAGCTGGGGCGGGGGTATGCATGATTTTCTCTTTGAGAATGTCACCAATGAACTGCTGGCCAACATTCACAACCGTATCGAAGAAAGCATTATGCGGCATGAACCCCGTGCGGTACTCAAGGACGTCATTATCCAGCCGTCCAAACAGGAAGCCAGCCGTCTGGGGGGGCTGATCACCGTGTATCTGTCAGGCACGGATCTGGTCGAGACGGTGGACGGCACGCTGAACATCAATGACGGACAGACGCTGAGGTTACTATGA